GTACAGCCGGGAGTTGCGCACGCTAACTCTAGAGAACGGTTCATTCGTAGAATTTATGTCATACGACCAAGACCTGGACAAGTTCGCGGGTACAAGTCGTCACTTCGTGCATTTCGACGAAGAGCCGCCCGAGGGTATCTTCACAGAAAATCGGGCACGATTAATTGATACCGGCGGTTCGTGGTGGATGACCATGACGCCAATCGACGGAATGACCTGGATTTACGACCAGATTTATATGGTTGGTAAAAATAATCCTGTAGGGGGGATTCGTGTCGTCGAAGTCGATATGCGGGATAACCCTCATCTTAACAAAGGAGAGGTTGATTCATTCCTCGCAAGTCTCTCTAAAGATGAACGAGAAGCCCGTGGTCGAGGTAAATTCGTCCAGATTGGGGGACTCGTCTTTAAGACTTTTGATCCGTCGGTTCATGTTATTGATCCAATGGTCCCACCCAAAGAGTGGGAATGGTATGCGTCGGTGGACCACGGTTATAATAACCCTACAGCCTGGCTTTGGCACGCGGTATCTCCAGATGGCGTGGTCATTACATTTGCAGAACATTATGAAGCAGAAAGAACAGTAGACTATCATGCTTCTGTGGTTCATATGCGTAATGCTGGGTTTGGTCGTATTCCTGATATGTATGTTTGCGACCCCGCTCTTGCACAGCGCCAGGGAGTTACAGGAACATCTATTTCGACGGAGTATGCACAGCACGGGATTCCTGTCATCCCTGGGAATAATGATGTGCTTAGCGGTGTTAACCGCATTAATCAATATCTTAAACTAACGGGTGAAGGTAAACCTCGTTGGTATATTACTAGGAATTGTCCTAACCTTATTCGGGAGATGCAGCGGCTACGTTGGAAAACGTATGCGTCTAAGAAGTTGGCGTCACAGAATAACCGCCATGACCTCATTCATAAAAAGGATGACCACGCGCCGGATTCTGCACGTTACTTCTTCACTTTTCTACCCGACCTCACACCATTTCAGGTTACGGACGTTAAAAAGCAACGTGTGGAACCTCCGTTTGCTTATAGCACACCACAGATTAACGATATCTACGACGCCAAACTAAACGAGTTATTTGCGAGGCCGGATCAGCCCAATAATGAAACTAAATGGGCTACAGAATATATCGACGAGTCTGTTGGTGGAGTTTGGTAAAGGCTTTGCTCCTGACCTGTAGGATGCTAGAATAATTTTATCAGCCATTACTATCCCCCAGGAGAGAAGAGATGGCAAAAGACGACAAGGCTTCCAAGAACGGCGAAAAAGAGAAGGAAGTAGTATTCTTTAACGCCCAGGAAGGTGTTCGCGGAAGAGATGGTGGACCTTACGGCGATGTTGTGGATGCCGAGATGGCAGAAACTAAGCGCGCCAAGGCTGAAAAGCGTGAGCCAGATTACGAGAACCTTATGCCGAGCGCGGCCAACCAGATTGTTATTGGACAGAATTTAGAGGATAACATCTGGTCTAACCCGAGTATGGCTGCTGTGGAAGATCCGCTGGCTGCTCGTCTACAGAGTGCAAAAGAAGAGGCTCTGGAAGATGAGAACCGGCCGACTCCGCAATTACAGCACCAGGTTCTTGCTGTAGACACTCGCACGGAACTTCCGGACAGCGAGCGCGAAGAGTCCGAAGAGGCTTCTGTTGAGTTGCAGGAGAATCCTTCAAATGTTGCGGCTACTAGTACAACTTCTGTAGGATCAAAGCCTTCTGGCTCTGGTAAGGCTGCGGCGAATAGGACTTCCAATAAGTGAGCGACTTCATTCTTAGTGAGACGGTTGGGGCGAGAATTCAAGTCTTGCCCCGGCCTCTCGCCGCACCTGGACATTGTGTAGTCTGCGGACACACAGGAACTAATAATACGGGTGATGGGCGAGAAGTTTTATTCTTCGACTTCCAATTTGACATTGATTATTACGGGCGCGTTTATTTCTGTACTCAGTGTATGGTAGAGATGATGAACGCACTTGGGTTCATTACTCCTACAGATGCAGAGACACTTCGCGATAAGACTGCTGAGCAGGAGTCCGAGTTAATTATCCTGAGGGATCAGAATGAACGACTCCGAAACTCTCTTAGTAGTTTACTCGGTGGGGTTAACAATAGCATTTCTGGCGACGATGCTATTTTTGTTCAAAGTGATGGACAGACAGGAAATACAGCATCAGACAGAAGTGACTCATCTACAGCAGATGAACAGCCATCTAACGAACTTGTTAGCGAGCAAGGGTCCGCTGGAATTTCAGACAATAGTAGCAGCGACCAATCAGACTTCATTATCTGAACAGTCTTACGTTCCGATGGATGATTTCTCGGAATGGCAGCGTACACAGTTTAATTCAGGCTTAGGCGAAGAATTGTACCAGGAGGACCAAGATGGCGAAGATGCCAGGGGAGAGTTTAGCGGCCTCTGACTCTAATTCTGCCATTGATTTAAGTTCACCGGCTGGTCTAAAAGAGCACGATAAAATTGTGACTTGGACTAGGCAGCAATATGATACAATCAAGAGCGACCGGCTTAAGACTGAAAACCAATGGAAACTTAATCTTGCGTTCTACTATGGGCAGCAGAACGTCATGCCTGTGGTTATCAACGGGAATCAGTCAAGGCTTGTTACTCCCGCTGCTCCATACTGGCGCGCCCGGCCGATTACAAATAAGATCCGTCCAATTATCCGTACCGAACTCGCAAAGGTCACGGCTCAAAAGCCAACTGCATCTGTAGTGCCTGCGAGTTCTGAGGACGAAGATTTGTTCGCTGCTCAGGCTGGCGAGCAGATTTGGGAATCCACTTATAAGCAGTTAAGAGTCCCCGCCTCGCTTCGTAGAGCGATGTGGTGGACTCTTATTTGTGGTACAGGGTATATTAAGGACTGGTGGGATAATAACGAGATTGATAAATTTACTCAGCAGCAGGGTACTATCTGCATTAAGCCTGAGACTCCTTTCCACGTATTTGCTCCTGACTTGGCTGAGCAGGAAATTGAAGGACAGCCATTCTTAATTCATGCGTCCACAAAGTCTGTCGATTGGGTCAAGTTACATTACAGTGTTGCGTTAGATGGTAAAGAAATTACCGCTAATACATCGCAGGCAAAAGATCTTCTTGACGACGCATTTCTAAAGATTATCGGAGTTAATGATGCTGTCAAGGACTCCGTTCTATGCCTGGAAGTTTGGGCCAAACCTGGGGCTTTACAAAAGTTCCCCCACGGAGCCCTCATCACTATTATCGGTAACCAAATTGTTCAGGCGAATGAGGGTTGGCCCTACGAGCATGGGGAATATCCCTTCTCAAAGTTTGACCATATTCCTACAGGTCGCTTCTATGGAGATTCCGTCGTCACAGACCTCATTTCTTTGCAGCGAGAGTATAATAGAACTAGAGGCCAGATTATTGAGGCAAAAAACCGTATGGCTAAGCCTCAATTAATTGCTCCGATGGGATCGGTTGACCCATCTAAAATTACAACCGAGCCTGGTCAGACCATTCTTTATCGGCAGGGATTTGCCCCGCCGCAACCACTCCAACTACAGAATCTTCCTTCATATGTCCTTCAAGAACTCGACCGCATCCAGTCAGATATGGATGACATTTCCGGACAACACGAAGTCTCTAAGGGAAATGTACCACCGGGCGTTACTGCGGCTACCGCTATATCGTACCTACAGGAACAGGACGATACAAAACTTAGTCACACAATTGAATCTGTCGAAGAAGGATTAGAAAAGATTGCTGCGCATACGCTGAGTCATGTTGTGCAGTATTGGGACGTACCTCGTATGGTGAAAGTTGTCGGAACCGATGGCGCGTTCGATACTCTCATGCTTAAAAATTCTGACCTTCGTGGCAACACTGATATTCGTATGGAGGCTGGTTCTGCTCTACCAACTTCTAAGGCTGCAAAGCAAGCGTTCATCATGGACCTTATGAAGATGGGCTTTATTGATCCTGCAAAGGGTCTTGAAGTTATGGAAATCGGTGGAGTTCAGAAACTATACGAGCAGATTCAGGTTGATATTCGACAGGCGCAGCGCGAGAATTTGAAGATGCGCGCTATTACTCCTGAGATGCTACAGCAACACTTCATGCAGAATCCTGTTGCGCCACCAGTACAAGACCCGACAGGTGATCCGACCGCGCCAGCAGATATTCCTGTTGAGCCGCCGCCTATGATTCCTGTTAATACGTGGGATGCTCACGATATTCATATTGAGACGCACAATAAATTCCGGAAGTCCCAGGCTTTTGAGACTCTTCCGGAACACACAAAGGCTATTTTTGAAGAGCACGTTCAGAATCACAAGATGGCGGCTCAGACGGATATGATGGGCGGAATGCCTTTCGATCCGAATACTCCGGAAATGTCAGGCGATCCTAATTTCCAGTTTGATCCGTCACAAGTTCCGCCAGGAACACCTGTAGGTGGTTCTGATTCACCAGCGCCACCAGAATCTCAGCAGAGTGGGGTGCCTCCAGATGGCGCAGCACAGTAAGGCTGCTATTGCACGGAGAGCAAAAAAGAAGCATGGATTTAATCCTCCGTGGTTAAAAGCAGGAAAAGAGCCTGATGGTTCTGCTGACCCTGTTCCTGCTTCTGTGCGGGCTGCTCTTGCTAAGAAATATGGTCATGGTAAGCCAAAGAAGAAGGTGAAGAAATAATGGCTAACACTGAAACCGAGAATACTCTTGGTTTTGTTGATAAGCGACGAGTTCATGGATCGCTTACTAACCAGATCACAACGGATGCGAACTTT